TGTAACTTCTTTTAAAGATTGAGTGCTCACTGCAGCAGACTCAGACTTACTCGTGCTATTTTTTTTCTTTTTATTACTGGTAGGAGATTTACTCACTGCGGCAGCAGTTGCTTCTGGTGCAGCAGTTACTGCAATAGGCGTAATAGCGGCAGCAGTTGCTTCTGGTGTAGCAGTTACTGCAGTGGGCGTAATAGCGGCAGCAGTTGCTTCTGGTGTAGCAATAGGTGTAATAGCGGCAGCAGTTGCTTCTGGTGTAGCAGTTACTGCAGTGGGCGCTGTTGCCGTGTTATTAGTCTCGTCCATTTTCGTTTAGCCCTTTTTGTTGAGTTTGCGAATTCGTTCATTTTCCTGCTTCACATGCTCTGATAGCAAATGAACATAAATTTCCCTCTCCCACGGCAGCATTGCCTCGAGTTCTGTTAAACTATAGTGATGGTGCTGCATCATTGCAAAATTGGTCTGATAGTAGTTCAGAAGATTGTCGTGAGAGAGGGCTAGTTGAAAAAATTTTGTAAACCCGTAATAGTTAACTCATTTTCTTTCTTACATTTATCACACTTGAATTTAACATTGAGTTCAAGTTTAGGCATGTTTGAGATGAATTCCTGAATCTTTAGAAACTGTGCCTGATTAAGCGAGTCAACAAATTCAATAAGTTCTTCTTTTGTTGAGTCAGCACTATGGTAAACTTTAGTACCATCATAGATTGTATCGATACACGCAATAACTACATCTGTGATAGCGGCTGCAGTAAGTTTTCCATCTTGCTCCGATAAGAAATCTGTCTTTGGATAGCATAATGTCACGCCAATCTCGTCATTGAGCTGAATCTTCTTCTCAACCTTTTCTGGGAACTTTACTGACACCTCATCGAGGTTAATCTCTACTTTGTTTGATACTTCGCAGTGAGAGCATTTAAGCCCAACACGAGAAATCTCACCAGTAGACTTTGAGCGCAGTTTTAGAAACAGATATTCCAGATCAAACATACAAAGCTTATCTGGATCAATCTTGTTGAACGTGCATACACTCACAATGTCTTTCATTGCAGACATAATTTGACGGTTGCTTTTAGTTTCGAGCGCGATCATCAGTATTTTCTCTTCCTTAACTAAGTAAGGACGGTACTGAATCGTTTTCCCAGTGGAGGGAATCTTCACTTCATACTTTGGTATTTCAATTTTTGGTAATGGCATAATGATAACAATGGTGTCGGTTAAATATACTTCACTTCACTTCATAGTCGGTAAACGCCATAGAAACAGTAAGTTTCTGTACTGCATTTTCTGCAGCATTATCAAACCCTATTGCGCTTATGGTAGTTGGAAAAGCTTCCTTGAGTACAACTGTATAGACTGGCTTGTTTTCGCGATCAAGCTGCTCAATAGTAACATCCACAGTGTAGTCGTTTTTATATGCTACTCGATATCTTTCAAAGTTCACAATCTTCTCTAGCCATGACTCAAAGATTGCTTTCATGTCGTAATGATTTGTCAGTAGAAAAGTAAATACTACATCCTCATTCATATACCCAGTAGGAATCTTTTCTGACTGACGCAGTAATCCGTAGTCTGCTGTAGTGATCTGCTTACCCGGGAAGCTGGCATTCTCACAAAGAATAGTAAACTCATGTGTGTCTATTTGCATATCGACCGGTGGTCGCATAATGACATTAAAGCGATTTGGTGCAGCAAGCCCATTTCCTTTCGTAATTGCTGACTTTAGCTCATTGATAGTGTTTATTGGCATAACTATACCTTCTGGTAGATTTGCTTAGACTCTTTCCAGACAGTCGTCTTTTGCGCTCCTTTGAAGCTTTCTGTAGGTAGAAAGATAGCAGTTTCCCAGTCAGGAGCCATAATCTGTGCTGGACGCGACATCATCTGATCAAAAAGATAATGCTTCAGGCATGGCTGAAAGAAACGGAATTTCTTTGCTTTAGCAAGAATAGTATAGCGAAGCTTGAGACGAGTTGACTCTGTAAGCTTATCATCTGAGATTGTTGATAGCAGGCGATCAAGAAAAGATGCGCGAATCCGTGGGTGTAGATAGTGTAGATTGAGACCTAGAAATCCGCCTGGTGCAGGTGATAGCATGATTACTAGTGGAAATCTATCATAATACGGTAGCGTTTCTTTGTGCTTTGCATCATACAGAAACATATACATAAAGCCCCACTTTGGGTAGTTTCGCTGCTTGACCTCCTGGTCCTTGAGCAATTTGTTTCTATTGATTCGACCGTTTAGTTCTTTTACTCTTTCTACAAACCAATCACGCGCTTGCTTTGAGCGGGCTATGTAGCCGGAGCCCTGAAGTTCCTGTCGAAGCGATGAAAAGAGGGATACCATCGTAGACTCTATTTATAGCCTTTGGTCAAAGTATCTTAATGCCCAAACCGCGTAGTGTTTCCTCTGTCCAGATTTCAAATGTCCATCCGCGATTTAGAGCATAAGCGTTTGCTGCTTCCCATTTGCTGATATTCTTCGCATACTTCATTACCTCAGTGATGTAGCGCTTTGTTTTACTGCCAGGATTCTTAGGTGGCTGAGATTCTTTCTTGGGTTTTACTTCAACTAGCAGTTCTCGGCCGTCAGTAAACTCAATCTTCACGTCAACGAAGTAACGGTGTATTCTTCCATCTGTTTTACATCGGTATGGCACAATAACCTCCTCAGATGACCATGTCCGTACTATAGACTGTATATCAAGCCATTTGTATAATTGGCGTTCCCATAAAGATCGGTAAACTATATTCATTAGATCACCGTGATACTTAGATGGATTCTTGGGAGTGAATTTGCCGCGGTATGTATGCATTTACGTGTAGCTCTTAAGTTATGTTAGAAAGTCATATAAATAGTTAACTTAGGAATAACACACCATTATTTATGCCCTCAAAATCAGAATCACCACTTGAGAAGTTAAGCGGTAGTGTAACTGCATTTGCCGAGAACACTGGTATTCGCGCAGGTGCAGAGCAGCGATCAGTGAAAAACCTAGAGAAGTATACCTCCGCCGGATCTGCTAGTATATTGGTGTTTCCTTCTGAGATGCGTAATGGCTCAGCAGATTATCCGCATATTACCTTTAGTGTGGGCTCTACGCATATTAATTTTCCAATTCCCACCGGTTTAACATTTAGTGATACAGCACAGTACTCAGCAGTTGATTTGGGCTTATTAGGACTAGAGATTGATAAGCCTGGATTTAGCGCGTCAAAGGGATATGGCGCCGGCGCAGCATCAGGAGTAATTGCTGCAGAGATTATGAAGAAGATTGGGTTTCAGAAGACATCAGACGCAGTTGCGCTGGCCACCGGCCGTCTTATGTCACCAAATCAGCGCACTACATTTCAGGGGATGGGAATTCGTTCGTTTAACTTCTCGTTTAAGATGATGGCTAAGAATAAAAAAGATGCAGATATAATTCGAGACATTAATACTATCTTCCGTCTTAATATCTATCCAACAACAGAGTTATATGGTGCTATTCTCAATTTTCCGCCCACGTGGTCGATCAAGTTTTACAATCAGAAAGGGAGCGAAAACATACATATTCCAAAGATCTATGATGAGTGCTTTCTCATGAATCTGTCATCAACATATAATGCAGGATCCAATTTGTTTCATGAAGATGGATCACCTGTCGAAGTAGACATTGCCTTAAGCTTTCAGGAGTCAAAAGCGCTTACACGCGACGATCTCTACAAGCTTTCACAGTATTAATTTCTATGTCATTCTTTCATCAATTTCCTAAGATCGATTATGACTTCTTTAATCGAGGAGTTAACTATCAGATTACTGATTTCTTCCGGCATGTCAATGTAGACTACGCGTTTCTGGATGATATTTCAGCATATGCCTTCTATCAAGTTCGTAACGGCGAGCGGCCAGATGTTGTATCAATGCGTCTATACGGAACACCTCAGTACTACTGGACATTCTTTGTAATCAATGACCATCTCAAGTCTGGAATTGCAAATTGGCCGCTATCTCAAGAGGCATTTGAGGATTATATTCGCATAGAATATAATGGTTATGCTATTAACTCTCGTGTTCAGATTATTATCGATTCAGCTGGTGAGAAGCTTTATACTAATACTTTAGCAGATGAGTTTCCGATTGGCACCCGTGTGAGTGCAACATATAGTGATGGCATTAATTCTAGCATTAATTCTAGCGGAACAATATATGCGCGCAATCCTCAGCTCAGTCAGCTTGTTATTAAAGATGTGACACAAGATCCGACAGTGACAGAACCAGGACCTCTATTTGTTAATAATGGCAAGATTGTAAGCGAGAACGATGAAATAACAATTCAGTCTTGGCTAGATTATCGCAATGCCACTCACCACTTTGAAGATGCAGATGGTAATACAGTATATAACTCATATTTCTTTGATTCCAGCGAGTCAACACCGCTCGCGCCACAGAATCTTACTAATGTAACAAACTTTGAGTATGAGACCAGCCTA